AGAAACTAGGAACAGTTCTCTCTTTCTTTAAGAGGAGCTTGATATCAGGATGAAATTAGATCAAATTGTACTAGAAGCTAATGTAGCAGCTAAGTTAAAAGATCCTAAAATGGTCAAGATGTTGACTATTGCTATGCGCCACGACTCTACGTTACCAAGAAACAAAGTAGCGGCATTAGGTCCAAAGCCAAGTGATGATCAAGTTGTAAAACTATGGAGTGAATTGTTAGACGATTCATTAAGAGCTACTCAATACGGCGATATATCACAAGATGGTAAGTTCGACGAATGGTTGACTCGTATGTACATCAACGGTGTTGCTGACTACGAAGATATCAACGGCGAAGGCGGAGATGCATTGGGTGCATGGAAAGCTCTAAGCGTTCGTGGTAAATTAGCTGAACCACATCAAGATTTTAATAAGTTTAAAAATCTCCGTCAAATACAAGCTATCGTACAAAGTAGAACATACCGCGACGAACTACAAAAAATTAAAGACGCAGAAGTTATTGAAAAACACAAGCGTGAAAAGAAAGAAACTACTCTAATTGATGACGAACGTTTCTTAGTCACGGTTCCTTATAACTACGGAGCATGTTATAATTTTAATAATTCGCACGGATACAACGCTAGCTTCTGTACAGGATCTAGCAGTGGTGCTACTTGGTTTAATCGCTATGCAGATGATGGTCCTATTATCTCTGTGTTTGATAAACAGAATCCAGATGATGTAATGGGCAAGTGGCAAATTCATGCTCCGACTAATCAAATCAATAACGGTAATCAAACTAATCGTCGAGACGAAAAGTTTGCTGAATTATTTCCAGGTTTGCTGAAAAAAATTGCAGATGCTATTCAAGCAAACGCTGAAGAACTTAAAAAGAATTCTACTGAAATTGTAAGTGGTGGGTACGACGCTGCTAAAGCAGTTAACGATTTAAAAAATAAGTTTCCTATTAGTTATAATAGCGGCGAGCCAGAGCCAGAAGCAGAACAAGACATAGATGCTACGCCAGGAACATATGTTGTTACACAATTAGCTAGTGGACGTACTGCTCGCATTCCGGGTGAAAGCAAACAAGACGTAATTAATAAAGTATTACAAAGATATCCAGATTCTGCAGAAGCTGACTACAGCTTTGAAAGAGCACCTGATTAAAGAACATCTACCTTAGGAACGTTATCGTTACTTAGATGTGCCCGGCTGCTGGGCAGAGCGTTATGGGAGTCGTGCCCCGGAATGGCGTTCTAAGTGAGCACTTTTATAAAGATTGTATGAAGATTGCTTTGTTCATTCATCAACCTGCCTGTTCAGTTGATTCAGCAAACGGTATTATAGAAGCATTATCTTCACAGTATTCCTTTAAACTATTTTCCAAAGATCAAGTAGAAGACACATTCTTCGATGATGTGGATTGTGTATGTGTGCCTGGCGGCATAGGAGATGCTGATCGTTTTGATATCTTAATGAAATACAACTACGATACTGTTCGTGATTATGTTAAACAGGGCGGCAAGTATCTAGGCATATGTATGGGTGCATATTGGGCAGGCAACGATTATTTTGATCTGTTAGACAACGTTAAAGTGGATCAGTATATTAGACGTCCTAATACAGATACACATAGACCACACCCTAAAGCCATGCCCGTAGTATGGAACAATGAATCACATAGAATGTATTTCTATGATGGTTGCGCCTTTGAAGGCAATAATTTTAAAACTGTAGCAACCTATCCTAATATGGATCCGATGGCAATAATACAAAACAAAGTAGGGCTAATTGGATGCCATCCAGAAAGTAACAAGTATTGGTACAATAAAAAATACCTTGAGCCGCATTGGCATCAAGGTATTCATTACAAACTGTTATTAGATTTTGTTAATTCGTTTTGAACAAATACTTCTTATGTAAATGTAATCTTGCTTTGTTGTACTGAACAGCAGTAATAACTAATGCCACTGCCCAAGGTACTATTGTTGCGGCCCATGGAACTAATCCTGCCCACCATGCAGCCATTAATGGTTCCTTCATTAACATCAACATGGCAACTGCAAACAACACAAATGATCCCACAAATACTGTGTCAGGCCAACGTTGTAGAATCTTGCTAACCATAGTGGCGCCAAACAAAATAATTGGCACACTGATTAACAAGCCAGCAATGACTAGAACAAAACTTCCATTAGCGGCTGCGGCAATACCTAGAGCATTGTCAATGCCCATGACAGCATCGGCAACTACTATGGTACCAATAGCACCCCAGAAGGTATCCTTGGCTTCAATGTTATGTTCGTCATGATTGAACACTAGTTTCCAACCAATCCAAATCAGTGCTGCCGCTCCTATAGCACGTAGACCGGGAATCATTAGTAGGTAGGTTAGTGCCGCTACTGATACAAATCGTATAGCAATAGCACCAAATGTACCCCAAAAGATTGCCTTCTTGCGTAAGTGGTCTGGTAATTTGTTAGCCGCCATTCCGATAACAAGAGCGTTATCACCAGCTAATACAATGTCTATCAAAATGATAGCGAGAAATGCCCAAAGGGCTTGGAGCGTAAAGAGTTCCATAATCTTCCTTAAAAGTTATGGTCTCACTTCTTTGTCTATATACCGGGCTCTTGTGTGCCGTGTTGACGATATATAAAACCAGCACCTGCTGGTAAGTTACTCCCCACAAGTATTTATCGATAAATACAACATGGATAAAATTATAGCAACGTTAGTGATGACGCACATCACCATAGTGTCTGTAACACTATACTTACATAGATGCCAAGCACATAGAGGCATCGAATTCAACCCAATCTTAAGCCACTTCATGCGCTTCTGGCTATGGCTTACTACAGGTATGACTACTAAACAGTGGGTAGCAGTACATCGTAAGCATCATCAAAATACAGATGTTGAGGGTGACCCACATAGTCCGCATGTATTTGGAATTTGGCAATTGGTATTTGGTGGTGTCAAATACTATAATCGAGCAGGCAGTGATGCTCATATGGTAATGAAGTACGGAGCAGGTACTCCAAAAGATTGGATCGAACGCAAACTATACACTCCGCACCACAAGCTCGGTATTCTTTTAATGTTGATCATAGATCTTGTATTATTTGGACCTTGGGGCTTTGTAGTGTGGGGTGTACAAATGTTATGGATTCCATTTTGGGCTGCGGGTTTTATTAATGGTATTGGACACTGGTGGGGATATCGCAATGGCGAAACTAAAGATCATAGCCACAATGTTAGCCCAATAGGAATTCTAATCGGTGGCGAAGAACTGCACAACAATCATCACTTGGATCCTGCTAATCCTAAACTAAGCCGTCGTTGGTTTGAGTTTGATATAGGTTGGATGTGGTTTAAGTTGTTTAGCTATGTAGGTTTAGCTAAACTTAGGACATAAAGAAAAAGCAGCCCGGAGGCTGCTTTTCTTTTGTATTGCTCTACGAGCGTAATATTATTTCTTCACGCCGCTGTTAACAAATGCGTACATCTTTTCGGCGGTTTCTAGTACTTTATCTAAACCTGGGAACTCAGGCATATCTACTTTAGTAATAACCTGTCCAGTTTTCTCATCACGAGCAACTGACATTTCCCAACCGCGAAACTTTGAGTGAAAGTCTTCGCTAACTAAGCTCTTGGCCATGTCCAAGATGTCTGTGCGGATTTCATATCCGTTCTTGTTGAATTTTACTTCTGGTAGTTTTGGAGTTAAATCTGACATAATTAAGCTCCTGCTTTCTTGTAAACTGCATCGCTAGCGTTTTTAACGAAAGCTTCTGCAATACTTAGGGTAGTTTTAACCTGACCCTTAGCAAATTCAGTTTGCGCATCAACTAACTTAACTAGTTCTGCTTTGAATTTGTCGTCTGTAACAAATGTGGTTACAAACTGTTTTTTACCGTTTTGCACGGTGTCAATAATTGTATTAAACATAATTTTCCTTTGTGTGTGTATGTTTTCTTAAACAACAACCTTGTTGTCTAAGTATTATTATATATGCCTTTCTTAAGAAAAGCAATGATTATTCTGACAAATTTAACCGAAGTTATTTTCTAGCAATATCTTGAGCTTCACGCCATTTGCCGTTACGAGCCAAGTGAGCAGCATAGTTAGCCTCGCCCATATCGCATAAAAAACTCCAGACGCTGTTTAAAATAGATTTCATAGATACTTTTCCTTTTGAGAATTAAATTGTTGGATATAGTTCTCCAACTGTGCGGCATCGGTAATGCCTTTGGTGCTTAGATATGCATCTAAGCGGCTTTGGTAACTGCTACCTGGGAACATCTCAGCTAGTCTTTCTAGCAAAGATGCCATTTTTTCTGATATGTATTTCATATGTGTTCCTGTAAGTGTGTGTAGTCACTCATGGTTTCTACTGAGTATTTAGTCATAAGAGATTACAATTTTATTAATTAGAGTGTAAAATGTTAATTTTAATCTACATCATTGATTGGGTAAATATACAGTGAGACTTTTTTATGAAAATTAAAACCAGATCAATACTACAAGAATTAAACGAAGTAGCGGAAAGGCGGAATACCGACGCCCTAATTGAGAGCCGCGCCACTAACATTATTAATTCTGCAATTAACCTGCTAGAAAGCATACATAAACACTATGATGCAGAACAAGCAGACGAGTTGGAGCGCCGCCTAATAAACTCTATTAAAGGTGCTGACCCAGCAAAATTTGTACGTGGTATTCGTAAAATAGTAGAGACTCAAAAACAGAATAAAAAATTGGTAGAGAGCAATGAATAACGTATTACTAGAAGGCGGCAATGTGTTCAAGGGTGCTGATAAACAGCCCTTGACACAGCGTATTGCCACTGCAGATGTAGAAAGCACAGTGGACTACATCGAAAAGATCACAGGATTAGACTTTACCAAAGAAAAGCACCTTGATGACAAGAAACCAGTTAAATGGCTAGGAACTACCGGTCGTAAAGAAGATGCTGACGGCACATTTGAAAAGAACAGTTCGGGTGACCTAGACTTGTCAGTAGATGCCAATGAAGTAGACAAGAAAGAATTTGCAGATAAATTGATTGCACAGTTTGGTAAAGAAAATGTAAAACTCAGTGGCGACAACGTGCATTGGAAAACTCCAATCAACGGTGACCCGGCAAATGGATTCGTCCAAGCCGACTTTATGTTCTCAGCTAATCCCAAGTTTCAACAGGGAAGTATGATTGGCGGCTCGGGTGTTTATCGTGGCGAGCATCGTCATATTGTACTAAGCTCAATTGCTCGTGCTAGAGGAATCAAGTACAGCCCTAAGCATGGCTTACTAAGTGCTACTACTGACGAACTACTGCCAAACGGCAATGACTGGAATCAAATTGCCAAACAGTTACTAGGACAAACAGCCACAGTTAAAGATATAAAAAGTGTCGATAGCATACTAAACTATATTAAAAAGCTGCCCAACTACGAAGAATTAATTGCAGGTGCAAGAGAAACACTAGGCAAACAAGGTATCGAATTACCAGAGAATGTTATATCGTTTGAAAGTGCAATGACAGGAACACCTGCTTGGTTCCGTAACATGATGAGTAAAATAAAATGAGAGCATACGAAATTTTAACAGAAGGTGTGGCAGGTCCCAAAAAGTGTTGGCCTGGTCATAGAAAAGTAGGCACACAGCCAGGTACTGGTAAAAATGCCGGCAAGCGTGTGAACGACTGTGAAAAAATCAAAGAAGACGATGTAGAGGAAGGCTGGAAAGACAAGTTAGCAGGAGCAGCATTGGCTGGCACTATGGCGCTAGGCGCCGCCGGTGCAAATGCTAGAGTCATGCCCGGCGATGATCCCAATATCAATCGTTTAACAGGCAAGCCTATTGCAACACAACAAGCAACTGATAACGCACCTGCAAAAGCAGAAGCACCAAAAGGCTTTAGCAAAGAATATTTACAAAAGGCTGCAGATCCAAATCGTTTTGGTAGATATATGATTAGTGTTGAGAAAGCACAAGAACTCTTAAAGAATATGCAAGAAGGTGTGGCGGAAGGCAATATGGATGGTAAAGTAGCCGACATCAAAGGACAGATAGCAGAACTTGAAGCCGAACAAGAAGAAAATGAATTTGGCTCTTATGCCTATGACACGGTCAATGGTGAACTGCAATATCTTTACGCAAAACTTGATAAAGCGGAAAAAGGTGTGGCGGAAGCTGAGAAGAAAGGTCTCTACTACTATGTGAACAAGCGTAAAAAGGCAGGCACTAGTAGAGATGCTAGTCATCCCAAAGCACCT